CGGTATTTGGGATGGCAAGGGGCTTGTAACGGAAGCGCTGGTTGCGTTTCCGGGGGCGGAGATTGTGGAAGCGCGAGAAAGGGTGGAATTGAATGACGAAATCCCGTTCTGATACGCCGGAAATTAGGCGCCAGTGGTCTGTTCTGCCAGTGCGGGCGCTGTTGGATCGCAAGATGACCATCAGTGAGTTTAAAGTGCTGGCCGCGCTGTGCGTGTTCACCAACTCTTATGGCGTCTGCTGGCCGGGCGTTAAAACCATTGGCGAGATAACGAACATAGACCCCGGCAACGTGTCGCGCCTCATCACGAAGCTGGTCCGTAGAGGTTATGTGCGCCGTCTGTTGGCAAAGGATTTCCAGAAACAGTATGCGCAGTTTGGGCGCATTAACAGATATCAGGTGCTCTACGCGCCCGACGCGCCCTTGCCGACGTGGGAGGAAATACAAACAAGCCTAGTGCTCGCGCCAGCCTCAGAGGTACCCAACACACACAATAACGATAAGGGGTCTGGGGATCAGGCCGCTTTGGAAAGTGTCGCGTACACGCTCGCTGTGGCCTTCGCTCGCGCCGTTGAAGCCCGGCTTGGCCAACCGCGTGAGCCCGGAAATGAGATGGGCCACGCTCGCAAGTTGGCCGCTTCCGGCGTCACTGCGCCGGAAGTGTATGACGCTGCCGCCGTGACATGCGATGAATGGCTGAAACGTAGGGCTGGCGTGCCTTCGCTTGGCGATGTGGCCTCGCGGATTGCAGGCCATACATGAAGCAAACGACCGTTTGCCCGTGTATGCCGCCGCTAGACGCAAGCAAGGCCGCCGTCGCCGCCGCAAGGCGACCCCTTGCCCCCCGGCCCCTCGCCTGTATTGATGGGGGTGTCCCACAAAATTTTCGCAGGAAAATCAGGAGAACACACATGGACAGACGCGCGCTCCTCAACGCAGCCGAGGCTGCAACCACCGCTCGTGGCGAACCCTACGGCGATGCGACTTCAAACTTAACACGCATAGCAACGCTATGGTCTGTGATCCTCGGCACCGAGGTGACAGCCTCACAAGTTGCGGCTATGATGGTTGCCTTGAAGCTGGCCCGCCTAGTCCACACGCCCGGCCACACTGATAGCTGGGTGGACATCGCGGGCTACGCCGCCCTTGGGGCTGAGGTATCTGAGTATGACGAAGCCACTGACTGTTAGGCAGGCCCGCGCCGCTCTTGCGTCTCAGGACGATTCCCGCAAGCAATCGGTGATTGATGAGCTTGAGGCTATTGCCACGGGCGAAATCACTGACGTACTATCGTGGGACATGCTTGGTCGGGTTCAGGTGCGTCCGTCTGATGAGTTATCGGAACGCGCGCGACGGTCGATCAAGAAGGTCAAGATTACGCCGAATGAGCATGGCAACAGCATCGAGGTCGAGATGCACGACAAGTTGTCGGCCTTGCGGCTTTTGGCGAAGCATCGAGGCCTGCTTGAGCCGAACAGCGACGAGACGCGCCCGTCGATGATTGGGATCAATGTGACGGGGCCGAAGACGACGACGTATGAGGTTATTGAAGAAGACGAGCAGGAGCAGACAGATGGCTGAATCCATAGCTGGCGTTCCAATTAGGGAGCCGTTCAAGGGTGAGTTGGATTATTTTCGTAAGAATCCTTCTGTTGCCGGGATGGCGACGGAGGACAATAAAGTCATCATTAACCCGTTTACCCAACTCAGCGAGCAACAGAAACAGGCTGTCGCAATCAATGAGGCTGCGCGTGTTTGGATGCGGACCCAAAAAGAATATGCGCCTGATTTCTCATTAACCAAACAGCAGGAGCAGTTTCTTGATACGACAACGTATCGCAACGCCCCGAAGGCAGACAGGCTTGCAACGATAGCCGCTCGTCTTTTGAGCAATGATACGAGCGCGGGAGTCCCGACTGCGGATCAGTCTCTTTTCGTTTCGCGCTTGAGAATGGCTATGTTTGGGAATAAGTGATGGCGAAGAAAATAACGCAGACGTTTGGGCCGAAAAGTCAATGGAGATAGCTGGCGAGTCTGATCACATACGCGGGCATTACATTCATTTTTATGATATCCCTGTGCGCTGCCCGGCCTGTGAGTTCTTCAGCGTCGGTCTGGCATATGACGGCACTTCGTCGGTTTACTGCGGCGTATGCGGCACGAAATGGTTCAGCGTAGGGTGTGACGGGCATGGCGAGGAGCAGTAGGGCGACGGATCGGTCACCGCGCCGCCGCAGGAGTGGTGGCACGGACGCCTTGACGGGCCTGAACTTGGACTTCAGCGAAAGCCCGACCGTCTGGAAGTTTCTGAACGACGACAGCTTTGTGCGCGGGCTGATGGGGCCGGTCGGCGGCGGCAAGACGTATGCCAGTCTGGCGGAGGTCATGCTCCGTGCCGTGAAGCAGCCGCCGTCGCCGGAGGACAATATCCGGTACACGCGCTTTGCGGTTATCCGAAATAGTTACCCCGAATTGCGTACCACCACGATCAAGACGTGGCAGGAAATATTTCCTGAGAACACATGGGGCGAGATGCGCTGGTCGCCGCCCATTACGCATCATATCAAGCTGCCGCCGCGTGACGGTGCGCCGGGTCTGGACTGCGAGGTGATCTTCCTTGCGCTAGATCAGCCGCGCGACGTGCGAAAGCTGCTGTCGCTGGAACTGACCGGCGGGTTTATCGACGAGGCGCGTGAGTTGCCGAAGGCGGTGGTCGATGGTCTGACCTCGCGCGTCGGACGCTACCCGACGAAGAAGCATGGCGGCTGTCCGTGGCGCGGTGTCTGGATGTCCACGAACCCGATGGACTCGGATCATTGGTGGCCGAATCTGGCGGAGAAGAATCCGATTCGCGGCAAGTACCCGTGGAAGTTCTACAAGCAGCCCGGCGGTGTGAAGGAAGGCACGAAGGAGCATGAGGATGCGATCTTCGCGGCTGGCAAATACTGGCTGATGAACGAGAAGGCGGAGAATACGAACAACCTTCCGCCGGGGTACTACGAGCAGCAACTTGCCGGTAAGACGCTGGACTGGATTCAATGCTATGCCGGGGCGCAGTACGTTTATGTACAGGACGGCAAGCCGGTCTGGCCTGAGTTCAGCGACAGCCTGATGTCGTCTGACGTTGAGATTGAGCCGACGTTTCCTGTCCATGTGGGGCTGGACTTTGGTCTGACGCCAGCGGCGGTGTTTGGGCAGAAGATGCCGAACGGTCGCTGGCATGTCGTGCATGAGCTAGTTGCGTTCGACATGGGGCTTGAGCGGTTTGGCCATCACCTTATGGCCGACTTGAGTACGAGGTTCCCGAAATGCGAAGTGTTCATCTGGGGCGACCCTGCGGGTGGCAAGCGCGACGAAATCTTTGAGGTGACGGCGTTTGATCATCTCAGGACGCTGGGCCTACGCGCACAGCCCACGGCGTCGAATGATTTCATGGTTCGCCGCGAGGCCGGTGCGATGCCGATGAACCGGCTCATTGACGGCAAGCCCGGCCTGCTTGTGTCGCGCGACTGTGTGCGGACGCGCAAGTCTCTGGCTGGCGGATACCATTTCAAGCGTGTCGCCTTGGGTGGCGGGTATGAACGGTTCCGCGATGTTCCCAACAAGAACGAGCATTCGCACGTTGGCGATGCGTATGGGTATCTGATGCTGGGTGGCGGTGAGCATCGCCGCCTGACACGCAACCCAAACGGCAAGCCGCTGTTTGGGCAGACGGTGGCGAAGATGGATTTCGACGTGTTTGCGTAAAAAAAGGAGGGGTGTGCTGAGACAAACACACCCCTCCAGTCACATGGAGAAGAACACACATCGGAGACGGAACAATGTGCAAGAAGATTATAGGCGATGGTTGATACCAGCGCAATCCTTCGCAACCAGAATGTTTCTCTGGTGCCGTTCCATTGGGCGCACCCAGAGGCGATGGACCTACGCCCGCACGACCGCGCGTACTACGATTGCATTCCGAATTTTCGTGAATATCTGAAGTTGTACATGGCGAGTGGTAACGCTTTGACGGCGGTCGTGCCTGAAGGCATGGCTTGTTGCTTTGGCGTTAATACCATGTGGCCCGGAGTTGCGGAGGGATGGATGTTAACTAGCCATCTGGTTGATGGCTATCCGGTGTCACTTACACGCAGCACGACAAGATATTTCAATCGCATCGCCACCGAAATGAAGTTGAAACGGTTGCAGCTTACAGTAAATGCAACCAATGTTGTTGCAGTTCGATGGGCAAATGCGT